TCCATCCAGTCCGCAGCCGTCGGAACGCCCTGCCAGCGAATACGGCCCAATCCCTTTGCAATGGCAATGCTGTGCGAGCAGGCGCCGCCGATGTCCTTTGGTTTGCTGTCGGCCCATGCAATGAACTGCTGGCCGACGGAGGCCACCAGGTCCAGGCCGTTGTCCCCTTCCAGGGCATCTAGGATGCCGCGGGCAACGCAAAGGGTCATCTGTGTATCGTCCGTAACCTCGCCGGGCTTCAAGTTCAGCCAGCCGCCGCCGATCATGTCGGTAACGCGACCGTATGCGTCGCGGATCTGCTGGTCACTCATAAATTCAAGGGGGCCGCCCAGGGCGTCGCCAACGGCCACGCCGTACAAGGCACCACGGATTCGGTCAAGCTGCTTTTCGTTGATCTTCTTCATTTCTGTTCCTCCCGTCCAGGCATTCGGCCTGTAATCACTCGGCCGTTTTGGTCCAAAAGTGTGTAGCCGCACAACTGTGCGAAGATTTTCGCTGCCTCCTCCGGCTCGTACAGCAAAACCGCCGAAAGTTCTTCCGACGGGTACTCCTCCGGCACCTTCACCACCTGGGCATAATAGCTGCCGCCCATGCCCAGGTCGAAAAGTTCCCGGATTATGTCGTTCTGGTCGATTTTCTGCTTCTTGGTCTTTCCGTCAAAGCAGAAGGCCGTTCCTTCCGGTACGTTCTCGACCAGCTTCAAATGATCGCCTATCATGTGTCCAACTCCTTACGCATGAACCGCAGGGTTGAACCCCTGGGCCTTTATATTCTTCGCCCAGGCCGTCACCATGGCGGCAAGGTCCTTCTTCATGGCCGGGTAATATTTCGTTGGCTTCCCGTCCACGAAGTCTTTGTAAACTTCCCAATAACGGCCGATGTAGTCGTTCTGGTAGGTCAATGGCTCCACAGTCCCGGCCTCACGGTCAACTCCCATCGTCACGTCCGGATCTCGCATAAGGTCACCATTCTGCTCTCCGTAGTGGGCCACGGAATACACCGGGCGGCCCTCGTGGTCATTGTAGCCCAGGGCCTCGATGCACAGGTCCATATATCCGTCAGCTTTGAACTTCAAGGCCTTCTCCTCGCTGGCGTCCACCGCATCGAAGAACGGGGCCAGGGTCTTGTAAACCGTCTTTGTACTCATGCTTCTTCCTCCTTTATCAAAATTTCGGCATCGTGCGCAACCTTCCGCAGTGCAGCGAGCCTTCCAGCTGTCTGGGCCAGCGAAAGAGCGGTAACGGCCACATCGTCGGCCCAGTTTGTCGGGTCGTCCCCGGCGGAAAGCCGCCGGATTGTTTCGGCCATGCGTTCTGCGTCCATCTCGCACAGAACAATTTCGCTGTTCAGTTGCATTTTGAAAAATTTTGCCTTGTCCATTTACTGCTCCTCTCTGCGGTATGGTTCCCGCGACCTTGCCCGGCTGGCTGCCGGGTGGTTTCGGCCCTTTCCTCGGGCCATCGTCAGGCGGGGTTATTCAGGGCGAGTATTCCACGCTTCAATAGTTCGTTGCCTGCCCAATTCCCCGCGATGTTCATAAAAATCGCGGGTAAATGTGATATTGCATTTCGGACATCTAATCCGAATGCCCTCAGTATTAGATTCAGTGATGGTCGTATGCTCCTGCCCGCAGAAAGGGCACGGTTTCAGCGTTTCCTTTTTCATCGTTCACGCCTCCTTCACTTCCACGCTCTTAATGCTGTTCTCAACGTAACTGCGGCCACGGAGGTGCTCGCAGCTCCAGCAGAAGCCAATTCCGCGCTCTCTCAGAAAATACCCTGCCTTGGTGTTGTCCTTTCCACTAAAGGCAGATTGAAGTGCCCAGGCCTGGGCGTCCTCCACCAGGATCATTGCGCAGGCCTCGCCGCGCTCGCCGTTCTGGATAGTGTCGTAGGTGAAAATAACGTTCTTCATGGTTTAGTCCTCCTCTGGTGCAATAAAACGCGGCTGCGGCTCGATGCCGTGGGCCTTACAATATGCGGAAGCCTCTTTCTTTGCCTTGCAGCTGTAAACCAGCTTGCCTTCCGGGAGGTCGCCGCTCGGGCATCGGTGCGAATACTCGTGCACTTCCCAACGTGATTCCATCGAGCCGCTTCCGAAGTAGTGCCGCCTTTCCATGGTGTAGATCATCGCGCCGCCCTCCTCAGTGTACCTTAATCAGCGTCCCGCTGTTCAGAATGTACCATTCTTCGCCGTTCTTAACGGTCGTCTTGCAGCCCTGCGCTTTAAGCAGCATCCGCATTTTTGCCAGCTGCTTTTCGGTGCACTGCATCCAGAAGAATCCTGCGTAATTGAACCACTCGTTGCTCTGGATGTTCACGGAACGAGCATTCTCAAAAATGCGGTTGAAGGTACTGGTTTTCATGGTTTAGTCCTCCTTGCCTTCGGCTTTCTGCTCAATTTCGAGCAGCTCGTTGTAAATTCTTTCGGCCTCGTCGCCGGTCAAGTTGAACTGTTCGATCAGGTCGGAAATCGCATCGGACCGCCAACCGCCTTCGTACAGGGAAGCCGCAGAATACTGGGTGTCGTATTCCTCCCGGCCACCGCAGCGAAGGTCATCGCGCCAGCTCTCATAATCGGCCTCTGTCATGTTCAGCATCATGGTTGTGTCCTCCCCTCTCATGCCTGGAATACCGGGCACACAGCCCCGCGGAAACGGGTGAGCCGGATTGCGTGGTTCAGTTCCTTTTCGCTCATGCAAGCGGCAGGAATCTTGCTGACAAAGCCAATCGCCCACCAAAGGCCCTGCACCGTCTGGCGGTCCAGAACGGCCCGGCGCTCTGCGTCGGTCTTGGCTGCGTTGTACCGCTTCAAGGTGCTTTCGCAGCTTGCAATGAAGTTGGCCGGAATGTTAATGGAAAGTGCGTTCATGGTTTTGCCCTCCTGTTGTTGTGTGTTGCTGTTCTCTACGCCTTTATTATAAACCGCATCGGTTTATAAGTCAAGAGGGAATTTTGCGCTTTTAGATTATTTTTAGGCAAAAAGAAAAAGCCCCACTTCCAGCGTACTGCCAGAAGTGGGGCTTTCGTGTGCTTTTAGGTGTGGTTTATGCGGGTATTACTGCTGCGCAGCCTTGGCCGCCTTGTTAAGGTCAATCTGGGCCTGGATGCGGGTAGTCAGATAACCCACGGTATCGTCGCCGGAAATTTCCTTGATGTAGTCCAGCGCGTCCTTGCTCAAACTCTTAATTGCTGCGGAAATGGCACCGTTCAGAGCCTTGGCCTGGGCGTCCTTGTCGAAAGAGCCGGACGCTTTCAGGTCGTTTACATAGGTCTGGTTCATGGCTGCCACAGCGTTTGCCACGGCGTCGGTGATCTCGCGGCATACGCGCTGGATGGTTTCGTTCTTCACCTTCTCGGCCGTGGAGGCGTCAATGGCAGCAGCGGCCTTGTGGATGTAAGCGGTCACAAGGGGGGAGCAGATGGTCAGGGCAGCGAAAAGAAGCTGGGTCAAAATCTCTTTCATGGTGTACTCCTTTCAAATTTAGCGGATAACAGAAAGCCCGGCCCTCTGGATGATGGCCGGGTAGTTCTTATAAGCGTGGTTCAGGTCCACGTTGCCGGTAATGCCGGGGATGGTGCCCTCGCTGGTATACTGCCAGATGCCATGCTTGCGGGTGGGACGCTTGCCGCGGTAGTCCGCGATCCACAGGTCAAAGGCTTTCAGGGCGTCCATGTCCAGCTCCGTGTTGGCGTAGCTGGTATAGGTGTAGACCATGGCGTAAAGGCCCCAGGCCTCGATCTGCTTGGCAGCGCCCGCCACCAGGGCGGACAGTTCCTTGGCTGGGATGGGTTTCAGCTTGTTGTCCTCCACATCGACGGCAACGGGGAGTTGGAAGGTCTTGCCGGTCAATGCCTGGCGCACCTTCACAAGCTCCACGGCCCGGGCTGCCTCATTCTGGGCGTAGGTGTAGTAATAGGCGCCCACAGGGATGCCCAGGCGGGTGCATTCCGAATAGTTGCGCTCAAACTGGGGGTCAATGTAGACGCCGCCGAAGCTCTTGTTGGTGGAAACCGTTTTCAGGATGGCACCGTCAATTTTCCCGCTGCGCTTCACCGCGTCCCAGTCGATTTTCCCCTGGTAGCGGCTGGCGTCCAGGTACTTATAAATCATTTCGAGTCCTCCTTAAAGAAAGTCGTGCTTTTCCAGGCGTTCATCATAGCAACGCTCAATATTCGCAATAGCATGGGTGCACTTGTTGTTTTTATACTCCTCGTGCGACTTGCAATACGTTCTGTAATCGTCAATGATGCATAAAATCTCGTCGAAGTCCTCTTGGGTGTGCTCGATGCCGCGGACAAGCTCATTGTTAAACCGAAGAATCCGGCTCCGCAAAAGGTCCGCGTTGCGCTCGTCGTCTGTGCGGACGTGGTCGTCCAGGAGGCGCCGGGTTTCCTCCTGGTAGTGCTTGAGTTCCTCCCACTTCTGGTCCTGGCTTTTTTGCGCGGCCTCCATTTTCTCGGAAAGCTCCGCAGTCAGGGCGCGGCCGATGGCCCGCACGATGGTCTTCCATGGGTTGATTTCGATTTTTTTAATCTGAAAAATTCTTGTGGCCGCCATAAGCCCGGCGGCCACAAGTCCGGCTGCTGCAAGTAAGTCTTGGGTGCTCATGTTCCCTTCTTTCTGCACTTTGCGCCACCGCCACTATAAGAAAGCGGCAATCATAGGCTACCACCTCCTTTCCTGCTGCTTCCATCAAAGCAGAAACGGGAGCTCGTCCGCGCCCAAAAGCTGGCCGATCTGACTGTCCACACTGACAATCTGTTCTTCTGCGCATACCGCGCCAACCTGCGCCAGGGCGTCCGCCTGGATGCGGATGATCTCGCTCTGCTTGCTCACAATGTCGGTTAAGGCTTCGATAATCTGTAAATTACTCAAATCACGCCGCCCTCCGGAATTTTAGGCCGTATAGTCTTCGCCCGTGATGTTCTTGTAGTCGTCGGCGGTAATTTCACCGCTTTCCACGCGCGCGACCAGAACTTTCTTCACGCCTGCACGGCGGGATGCGGGCATCTCTGCCCAAGTCTTAGTGCCTGCAATCAGGCGGTTTGCCCAGATAATGTTCATGGTGATACCTCCTTATTCCTTGTTCAGCGCTGCGTCCAGCTCACACAGCGCGGTTTCGATGTCGGCCAAACGCTTCTCGTTGGCTGCGTCCTGCTCACACAGGGCATCTTCCATTTCAGCCACACGGTCGGGCAGCTGTTCGTGCTCCTGCTGCTTCTTGGCTGCGGCTTCCTTCTCCTGCCGGGTGGGCAGATTGTCCTTTTTCCACTGAATCATGGTGACTGTCCTCCTTACTGGAATGCGCCGCTGACGGCTTCGATGTGGCCGCCCTCGCCGCTTGCGCCGCGCTCCACGCTGACGCGGAAATTGAATGCCGCGCCCGCCGTGGCGGTCTTGTTCTCAAAGACGATGTTCACGCCTTTCTGCACCTCAGTGGTGGCATCCTGCCAGACCGGGGACGGGTCGTTGGCGTTGTTCGTGACCTCTGCCTTGAACACAGCATCATCGGGAATGCTGCCCGTCACCTGAAGAACGGCAACGGTGATGTCGCCCTCAACGGCCAACGGTTCTGCCAGCGTCACGCTTGCGGCGTGGACGGCCTTGGTAAAGGTCGCGGACGTGCTGGTGGTCTCCTTGCCGTCGCTCACCTCAACCGTCAGGGTGTGGCGGCCATTCAGGACGCGCTGGAACCCTGCGGCATCGGCGGCCTGCTCAAAGGTCAGGGCCGTGCCGCTGGCAACGCCGGTGCGGGTCTTGGTGGTCTTACCGTCCAGCTTTTCGGTGACGGTCAGGGTGTCGCCGTCGGCATCGGTGACGGTATACTTCCATGCAAAGGCCGTGTTCTTCTGCCCCAGAGCTGCGCCGTCCGTGCTGACGGTAGGTGCAGTGTTGACACTGACCGTGCCGTCGTCAGAGACCACGAGTGTAGAGGGAAGAATGAAAGCGGGGCGAACACCATAGGAGTTGTAGCACCAGACGTAGCTGCTGGAGCCATCGGTGTTGACGTGCCAGAC